TCCTTGGCGAAATGATTTGGGCATTCAACGAACTTGCCAAAGATCGTGATCCTGACTTTTGCATTGTCAAACCAAAATTCGAATGGCGAAAGGTAGAAGGTAAGGACTGGGCTGAAATGGTTACCATTCGCGAAGGTGTTTATGACATCGAAAAGCAGAAAGCATATCACGAGCGCAAAAAGAATGCCTTTCGTTTGTTTGGAAAATATTTTGAAAATCTCTGGGACTAATAATGATAAGAAACCTAGATCTTGTTGGTTTGCGAGAGCAATTCAACTCAGCAAAACCATTTGATCACGTTGTCATTGATGACTTCTTCGAATTAGAAGTTGCGGAGGCGATCAAAAACGAATTCCCTTCGCATGAAGATCCCGTCTGGACTGTTTCCTATGACAATCCAGTAGAAAAGAAAAAAGCCTGTTCTCATTGGGATAGGTTCCCAAAGTCCATTTATAATGCAATATTTTATCTTTGCAGTAATGCCTTTGTAGAAAAGATCAATAGGATTACTGGTAATGATGTGGTGTATGCAGACTACGGTTTACATGGCGGCGGAATGCATTCACACTGCAATGGTGGATTGCTGAACGTCCATAAGGATTACTCAATACATCCTAAACTTGGTCTGATGAGAAATTACAATCTCATTATTTACATGACGCCTGATTGGGATTCTTCATGGGGTGGTGGACTAGAACTTTGGAGCCACGACGAAGAAACTAACTTGCCGAAAGAATGCATTACAAAAGTTGAAAACAAATTCAACCGAGCAATTCTTTTTGACACCACACAGAATTCCTGGCATGGTCTGCCCGAGCAACTGACTTGTCCTGAAAATGTTTCGCGTTGCAGTTTGGCTACATACTATGTAAGTGATATTTCTAACATGGCTGAAGATAGAAATCGCGCCTTGTTTGTTCCAAACCAAAAACAAAAAGGCGATTCAGAAGTTATTGAATTTTGTAAAAAAAGAAGTGGATTATAATGAAAGTTGCAGTAGTTACTCCAACAATAGGATCGCCTGATCTTAAAAAGTGTTTGTCTAGCGTACAAGAACAAACATATGAAAATCTAACTCATTACGTGTTTTTGGATGGACAAGAACACTATGATAAAATTCATCCGATGCTTTATGATGCAGCAGGCAAGCGAACAATTAAAACTGTTCAGTTAGAAGATAACGTCGGCAAAGGCTGGTATGGTCATCGAGTATATGCTGCTTGTTCTTTCATTGTAAATGCCGATTTGATCATTTATCTAGACCAAGATAACTGGATAGAACCTAATCATGTTGAGAGCCTAGTAGAATTAGTAGATAAAAATAATCTTTCTTGGGCATATAGCCTTCGCAAAATTTACGATAAAGATGAGAATTTTATTTGTGAAGATAATTGCGAAAATTTAGGCAAGTGGCCAACTTGGTTTGATCACAGAGTTCATCACATAGATACCTCATGTTTTGCAGTAAAAACTGAAGTCGCAGTTCAAGTTGGACATTCTTGGTATGGAAAATGGGGAGCAGATAGAAAGTTTTTCTATACTCTTATGAATTACTTTAACAAATTTGAATGCAGTAAAAAGTACACCATGTGCTATAGATTGGGCGGAAATGAGGGATCTGTAAACAAAGAATTTTTCTTGGAAGGAAATGCCAAGATGAATAAAATGTATAATGATAAGTTACCTTGGAGGGAATGATGAAATTTTCTGTGATAGTTCCAACAATGTGGATGGCTAATGACTATTTTCTTCAGATGTTGAAGTTTATGGTCGGTAACGATGCAGTCGGCGAAATAATCATTATTGATAACAATTCTAAAGATAGACCGACAGATGAGAATTTAACAAATGAAAAAGTTAAAATTCTAGATTTCGGTAAGAATTTATTTTTCAATAAAAGTTTGAATGTTGGAGTAGAAAATTCTAAGTTTGAATTAATTTGTTTGTTAAATGACGATGTTATTTTTGATCCTGCAATTTTTAGTTCTTTGGCTGACGCATATAAATCTGAACAATTTCCCAGAGAGTCAGTGGGTATGATCTACCCACATCCAGCATTTTTTAATAGAATGGAAGAAAATATAGAACTAATTCAAAAACTTGAAATGGTTCCCTGCCACGAGACTATAGATGGATATGGCTGCTGTATGTTTGTGCATAAAAATAATTATAAGCCTATCCCTGAAGAACTAGTGCAGCATTTTGGTGATGTTTGGTTCCATAAAAATCAAGAAATGAACGGCAGAACAAATTTTTGGCTATACAATTGGGTAGTTATGACTGTAATGCGCGTTACAACTGAGAAGGTTCACGAGGCGCATCAAAAAATTATCGAAGATTGGAAAATAGCACAAGAAGTTTTTGCAAAACATGGAATTCAAATAGAAGATCATTCTAGAGATTTTCCAGTATTTAAAGCAGGTCTTCTAACAAGATTTAATTAATATCATGAATGTTATAATTCCAATGGCTGGCAGGGGCGTTAGATTCCAAAAAGAATACTCAACACCAAAGCCGCTGATAGATGTTAATGGGACTCCGATGGTTGTAAGAGCAATTAATTCTCTTGGCATACCTCAATGTAATTACTTTTTTTTGATTCGTAAAGACGAGTATCAGCATGAAATAGAAAAGGTATTAAAATCAACTAAACCTGGCTGCGTTATAATTGCAATAGATTATGTGACTGAGGGACCAGCCATTTCTGCTCTTTTGTTTGAAGATTACATCAACAATGATGAAGAACTTATTGTTGCTAACTGCGATCAAATAATGGAATGGAATTCTTTTCAATTTTTGCACAATGCTCGCTGCGAAATTTATGATGGGCTAGTTGTAACATATTACTCAGATACTGATAAAAATAGTTACGCTAAACTAGATAGTAATGGTTATGTTTGCGAGATTCGTGAAAAAGAAGTTATAAGTAATATCAGCCTTAATGGTATTCATTATTGGAGGAAGGGTAAATACTTCGTCGAAAGTGCAAGGGATATGATTGTCGCTCAAGATAGAGCACCTAACGGCGAATTCTATATCGCTCCTTCATACAATTATATGATTAAGCGTGGCTTAAAAGTTGGGATTCATCATATACCAAACGAACAACATCATGCAGTTGGTGTTCCAGTTGACTTGGATAGATTTTTAAGATATGATAAAGCGAAACATTAATGAATTTTGGCGTGGATGGTTCATTGGAAATTTTGAACCAAGCATATTAAAGACCTCAGAATTTGAGGTTGGTGTGTTGACTCATTTGAAAGGCGAAGTTTGGCCAAAACATTATCATGCAGTTGCAACTGAATATAATGTGCTGCTGTCAGGTAAGATGCGTATTTGTGGAGAAGTAATTGAATCTGGTGATGTTTTTGTGTTAGAGCCAAATGAAATTGCCAATCCAGAATTTTTAGAAGATTGTAAAGTATTGTGCGTTAAAACTCCTAGCGTGAAGGGTGATAAGTATGAAGTTTTTTAGAGAATTAACTCCAGCAGAACGAGATCGTTGTGTTGTAGTAACATACTACATTGAAACCTATAGCGAAATTGGCGATCTTAGAGATGCCGCATGGAACCTTGCTATCGGACAGAGTGTGGGTAATCCCAAAGTCAGAAACCGTTGGGAAAGTGATGCGCTGTTTGAACTTGCTAGTTGTGTAATCTATCATGATGAAAGTGAATTGGTTGGTAAACATTCTGGCGTAGTGCAGATTGGATTCCCCAAAGTAAATTCAGACTGGGAAGGCGACGGTATCAGCCATCTCATGTGCCAGTTGATGGGCGGACAGATGGACATCGATGTATTCAAAGCCTGTCGCTTGAAGAAGATTGAATTCCCACCAGATGTAGAAGCCTACTTCCTTGGACCAAAGCGTGGTATCACAGGTATTAGAAAGTTTGTAAATCGTTATGACAAGCCTTTGTCAGGCGGCATTGTCAAACCCAAGACAGGTATTAGTCCTGCTACTTTGGCAGACATGGTTAAAGAACTACTGGATGGTGGTGTTGATTTTATCAAGGAAGATGAAATCCTTTCCAATCCCTCGTTCTGCCGTTTGGAAGATAGAGTTGAACTAATCAGCAATATCGTAAACAATTGCGGTCGTGGTGTAATCTACTGCTTCTGTATCAACGGTGATCATCACACTATTTTGGATCGCGCTAAGTTTGTAGCAGCCAACGGTGGTAATGGCATCCACATCAACTTCTGGAGTGGCTTGGGTGTATACAACTCAGTTCGCAAACTAGACTTGCCTTTGTTTGTACACTATCAAAAGAGTGGCGATAAGATTCTTACTGACAAGCGCAATCCTTTTGGTATTGATTGGGCTGTGCTCTGCGATCTCGCAGGACTATGTGGCGTGGATACAATCCATGCTGGAATGTGGGGTGGTTATCTCAGCGATGATATTGAGGAACTGCGAAATACGATGGAAGTGCTACACAAGCGCAACACTTTGCCAGCATTGAGTTGCGGTATGCATCCTGGAATTGTAAATCCAACTGCTGAGAAGTTTGGTACAGATTTTCTTGCTAACTGCGGTGGTGCCATTCACGGACACCCAGGTGGTACACTAGCAGGTGCTCTTGCTATGCGTCAGGCTATTGACAAGACACCAGGACCAGAGTTTCGTGTTGCTATTGAAAAGTGGGGGTACAAGACCGACGGTGGAAGTTTGCCTGAGTGGGTTTTAGAATTTTAATTTTCATCGGAGAATGCCATGAGCACATATTACGAAAACAATAAACATGTAAAATGGAAATATGATCTAATCAAAGATATTACCGTTAATAGTCAAGTGCACGTGGATCAGGATAGCGCAATATACTCAGGTCCTTTAATTGCTAAAGAAATTTCTGACTGCAATTTAGATGCTTTCAGAAAACTATTTTCTTCTAGAGTTAAATCAACTGATGCTATTCTTGAAATAGGTGTTAACAGAATAGAAAAAGATGGCGGCAGCACTAAAGAAGGTGAAAGTTTTAGTTCAATTATGTTGGAATTGAAGCGCAAAAAGACAAAATACTTTGGTATTGATGTGATTGATAAAACATATTTGAATGATATCAGCAACAACGTTCACATCATTCATAATGATTCTTCTAATTACAATACCAATGTTTCTGTTTTGAAAAGTCACGGAGTTGAAATTATAGATTTACTGTTTATTGATGGTTGGCACAGTATTATGCAAGTTATTAGAGATTGGGAATATACTAATCTATTGTCAGATCATGGTGTAGTTGTTTTTCATGACACCAATTATCACCCAGGACCAAGAGAGTTTTGCGCAGCACTCAACAGAGAAATGTGGAACGTAGACTATCACTGCACAAACAATGATGATTGGGGTATTGCATTCGTAACTAAAAAACTATGAGAATAATATCACATCGAGGAAATGTTCAAGGACCAGATCCTGTTTCTGAAAACTCAATTTCTAGTATAGAATTGGCAGTCAGTCTTGGTTTTGATGTTGAAATAGATTTATGGTTTATAGATGGCAAATTTTTTCTAGGTCATGATGATCCTATCAATGAAGTCTCCGTAGATTTTTTGCAAAAACATAGCAAACAATTATGGATTCACTGTAAAAATGTTGATGCAGTAGTGGAACTACAAGAACTAAATACTTTGTATAACTACAATTACTTTTGGCACGAATCAGATACGATTACTCTAACCAGTAATGGCTACATTTGGGCATATGTAGGCAAGCAGCCAATAAAAAATAGTATCGCAGTTATGCCTGAAAAATTCCCAGAGCAAGAAATTAAATCATGTTTTGGTATATGCACAGACTTTCCAATAAAATATAGAGAGGCAAATTAATGAACAGAAATCCTTGTATCATTTCAGTATACATGCAAAATATTGATCAAAAGACTACTACTCTACAGAAAGCAGTAGTAGATAAATTCAATAAATCAAACATTACCTTTCATCAAGTTATAACTGGCGGGACTCATGGCGCCACTATGACTCTATTGATGCCTATGTTAGAGCAAATGGGTCATGATGCAGTATTATTTTTAGACGTTGACTGCGTTCCAGTTGATGATTCTGCTATTGACTTTATGTTTGAAAACGTATATAACGGTAAACTGATCGGTGACGCGCAAAGAACCAATCATATTGACAATAATCAGCATGTTTTCTGTGGCGCTCATAATGTTGGATTCACTATGGATTTGTACTCAAGAATCGGTAAGCCATCATTTGAGCCAACTCCTAGAGGCGACGTTGCAGAAGAGTTGACTTATTTGGCTAGAGAGAATAATATAGACGTACATCTTCTAATGCCATTAAGTTACGATGCTCCTCCTTTAAGAATGGCATGGGAACCACAAAACCTACCACCATATTGGTCTTTGGCTGATGGAATGCCTAATTTTGGTATTGGTACAACTTATGGAGAAGGTGATAAACCTTTGTTTTGGCATTGCTGGCAAATTTTCCAACCTGGTCAGCAAGAACGTTTTTGGAATAAATGTGAGGAATTATTGAATGGCTAATAGATCAGATTTTTTTGGTGCAAAGTTGCCACGCGGATTCAAGCGCATGCTCGCTATGGAACAAGCGAATGGCTGGGTCAAAGACTCTCATGAGTATGGTAAGGTCAAAAAACTTTTTATTGATGCCCATGCCAGCCATGTGAGACATAAACTCAAGCGCAACACTGAAAATAGAGATGCAAGCGAAGCAACTGAATAATGTTCTTGGAGTAGATGTTGGTGGTACATTCACTAAAATAGGATTAGTTGATACTTCAACTGGTGAATGTGAAACGATCTTTAAAATTAAAACGCCCAAAAACGAACATCCTGATGTTTTGTTTAAAAGCATAAAAGAACAAATATCAGATCAATATGACGTAATAGGTTTCGGGATACCTTGCATAGTCAAAGAAGGTATCACGAAAACTGCACCTAATATTGGTAAAGAATGGTATGGATTAAACATCAAGCAGTTAGCAACAGAATATTTTGGTGTTAACTGCGAAGTGTTAAATGATGCTGATGCTGCCGCGATGGCTGAAATAAAATTTGGTGCTATTAAAAATCTTCCAGGAGTTACGGTATTTTTAACTTTTGGAACTGGGATAGGAACTGCAATCTATCACAATAATTCACTATTGTTAAACACTGAATTCGGAAGAATGGCATTACCTAACGGAATAGATAATGCCGAACTAATTGCATCAGCACTTTTGATAGAAAAGATGAATTTAACTTGGGAAGAATACGCTGAAAGAGTTAATTTGTATCTAGAAGAAATCAATAAATGCTTTTGGCCAGATAATATTGTAATTGGTGGAGGAATAAGCGACGCTTGGGATCAATGGCATAAGTATTTAATTTCTCCGAGTAAAATTTATAAAGCAAAATATGGAAACAGTGCAGGAGTAATAGGTTCTGCAATATACGCTAGGAGTTGTTTAGATGAATAGTCTATCTGAATTAAAAGAATTCTTAGTTTCAAAAGAAATTCATATTAAAGAGTTCAATGGTTGGAGTTTAAAAGTTGGTAAGGATGTATGGACAATGACAAGTGGTGAATATTATAAGAATGGAATTGTCCAAAACATGAAAGATAAAAATCTATTTAAATCATACGAGAGGATGAAACAAAATGTCGAACATCAAAGCACTAAAACTAGGAAGTGGCGAGGAATTAGTTGTAGAAGTAGTAGAGCAGACAGATGAATATCTAGTCGTTAAGAACGCAGTTGCATGCATGATGCAGCGCAGCGAGAAGGGTCCAGTTCTTGGATTTATTCCTTGGATGCAAGCAGCAGACGGTGACTTGTCGATCAAGAATTCTTGTGTTGTTATCGTTGCAGAAGTTGCCCAAGAAGTGAAAAACGGGTATAATCAAATCTTTGGAGCAGGACTTGTAGTTCCTCCACAGCAATTGATTACGGGGTAATTCTTGGCAGACTTTTACACCAACGTCAGCGTTTCTGGTAAGTATATTCTTCTCAGAGGCGTTGAAAATGATAAGAGGGTCAGACGGAAGGTCGAATTCCGTCCGACCTTTTTTCTTTCCAGCCAGGAGAAGTCTGAATATACAACTCTTGCTGGAGAGTATGTAAAGCCCATTGAACCAGGAACCATTCCTGAGTGCCGCGAATTCTTGGAGAGGTACAAAAGTGTCGACAATTTTCCTGTTTACGGGAATAATCGTTTTGAGTATTCTTATATTGCTGACGAGTATCCTGACGATATCCTTTGGGATATTAGTAAAATTTGCATTGCCTATGTTGACATCGAAGTCGGATCTGAAAATGGATTCCCAGAACCCAGAGACGCTAACGAATCAATCACAGCAATCACTCTCAAGATCAAAGGTAATTATTTTGTGTTTGGTGTCGGCGATTATAGCAAGCACCGTGACGACGTGCACTATGCAAAGTGTCGAGATGAATCAGACCTTATACGAAGATTCCTTGACCTGTGGGCAAGATTCCACCCCGATATTGTAAGCGGATGGAACATCAAGACATTCGATATTCCATATCTTGTAAATCGAATCGTCAAGATCTTTGGTGAAGCAGAAGCCAAGAAGTTGTCTCCTTGGAATCGTATTTCAGAACGCAACGTCACGTTCATGGGTCGTGAACATCAGATCTTCGAGATTGATGGTGTTGCAACTCTAGACTATCTGGAATTGTACAAGAAGTTTACATATTCGCAGCAAGAGTCATATCGCCTAGATCACATTGCAAATATTGAACTTGGCGAAAAGAAGTTAGATTATTCTGAGTATGAAAATCTACATGAGTTGTACAAGCAAGATTATCAAAAGTTTATTGAGTATAACGTCAAGGACGTAGAACTTGTCGAGAAACTTGAAGACAAGATGAAACTTCTTGAGTTGGCATTGACTCTTGCGTATGATAACAAAGTAAATTATGATGACGTCTTCACGCAAGTGCGCATGTGGGATTCAATTGTCTATAATCACCTAAAGAAAAAAAATATTGTAATCCCACAGATGAAGAAATCATCTAAAGAATCTGCATATGAAGGCGCATATGTAAAAGATCCAATTATGGGAATGCATGAGTGGGTTGCTTCGTTTGACTTGAACAGTCTGTATCCGCATTTGATTATGCAATACAATATTTCGATGGAAACTCTCATTGAGCCAGCAAAATATAATGATAACATGCGTGGGTTTATTTCGAACAATGAAATCAATGTCGAAAACCTACTCAATCAAACTATTGATACGAGCATTTTAAAAGAACTGAACGTAAGCGCAACGCCAAATGGGCAATTGTTTACGAACAAGTTTCAGGGTGTCATGCCTGAGATTATGGATAGCATGTACAAAGATCGTACACGCTATAAGAAGTTGGCTATTGAAGCCAAAAAGAAAATTGAAACTGTTCTTGAGGATAAGAATCAAGTAGAATACTTGGAGAAACAAATTGCACGATATAATAATCTGCAGTTGGCGAAAAAGGTTACGCTGAATTCTGCTTACGGTGCGATGGGTAACCAATACTTCCGTTTCTTCGATACTCGGATGGCTGAGGGGATTACTACAGCAGGTCAGTTGTCGATTCGTTGGATTGAGAAGAAGATCAATGAGTATATGAACACTCTTCTCAAGACGCAAGATGGAGACTATGTCATCGCTTCTGATACTGACTCGATCTATCTGAACATGGGTCCGCTGGTCAAGAAACTCTATCCAAATGTTTCTGAAACGAAGAAAGTCATTGACTTCATGGATAAGGTTTGCGATCAGAAGATTCAGCCATTCATTGACAAGTCTTATGGTGAACTTGCTGAATATTTGAATTGTTATCAACAGCGCATGGAAATGAAACGTGAGTCTTTGGCTGACAAGGCTATATGGGTCGCGAAAAAGAACTATGTGCTGAACGTGTACAACAGCGAAGGTGTTGCATACGCAAAACCCAAACTCAAGATGATGGGTATTTCCGCTATTCGTTCTTCAACTCCTGCTATTTGCAGAGCGAAGATCAAAGAAGCAATCAATATCATCATCACAAAAGATGAGAGCACACTTCACAAGTTTATTGAAGAGTTCCGAGAAGAATTTAAAAAGTTGCCTGTAGAAGATATCTCATTTCCAAGAAGCGTCAATGGTCTTGTACAATACGCTGATGTTGCAAACATCTTTAAGTTCAAAACACCAATTCACACCAAAGGTGCTCTTGTATACAATCATTTCTTGCGAGAATTAAAATTAACAAAGAGATACCAATTGATCAAAGAAGGTGAAAAAATTAAATATGTGTATTTAAAGCAACCAAATATCTTCAACAATAACACTCTTGCGTTTCTTTCTGTTTTACCTAAACAATTTGACGCAGAACAGTACATAGATTATGATTTGCAGTTCGAGAAGACATTCTTGGAGCCACTAGAGATCATTCTCAATCCTATCAATTGGACTTCACACCAAGTCGAAACACTTGATTGCTTTTTTTCATAAAATAATATACAATATATACATCGCCAAACGGAGATACAAATATGAGCCTACTCGAAAAACTCAAGAAAAATTCTACGATCAAGGACACCGCTATTCTTGCGAAGTCCAAGTTCTTTGCCGCCAAGGATATGATTCAGACCAGCATCCCTGTAGTGAATGTTGCGTTCTCTGGTGATCTTGACGGCGGTTTCACTCCTGGTCTTACGATGTGGGCTGGTCCGTCGAAGCACTTCAAGACCGCATTTAGTCTTTTGATGGCGAAAGCCTATCAAGACAAGTACCCTGATTCAGTAGTTTTGTTCTATGACTCGGAGTTTGGTACTCCGCAAAACTATTTCACGTCATTCGGAATTGATACAGATCGCGTTGTTCATACGCCAATCACAGACGTTGAACAATTAAAATTTGATATTATGTCGCAATTGAGCAATATTGAGCGTGGTGATCGTATTATGATCGTCGTTGACTCAATCGGCAATCTTGCGTCAAAGAAGGAAGTTGAAGATGCCCTTGAGCAAAAGTCAGTCGGTGACATGACTCGCGCCAAGCAAATAAAATCCCTGTTCCGTATGGTGACGCCTCACCTCACCCTGAAGGACATTCCTATGGTTGTTGTAAATCATACCTATAAAGAGATCGGTATGTTTCCCAAGGATATTGTCGGTGGCGGAACAGGTTCCTATTACTCAGCCGATAACATCTACATTCTTGGACGTCAACAAGAAAAGGATGGTGCAGAACTAATCGGTTACAACTTTATTATCAATGTTGAGAAGTCGCGTTATGTCAGAGAAAAAGCCAAGATTCCTGTTACTGTACGTTTCGATGGTGGCATTTCTCGTTACAGTGGCTTACTTGATATGGCTCTTGAATCTGGTCATGTAACGAAGCCAAACGTTGGCTGGTATGCCAAGGTAAACACTACCACTGGTGAAGTTGATAGCAAGAAGTGGCGCATGGCTGATACTGAGTGCGCTGAATTCTGGGATAGCATTCTTTCCAGCGAAAGTTTCAAGCAGTGGGTTCGCGATAATTACCAGTTCAGTTCAGCGATTGCTGGCAATGCAGTAAGCGTAGATAGTGACGATGAAGAATAAAATTTTAGATCTCATTGCTAAAATTGAATTTTGGTACGCAGTCAAGCGAATCAAACTCGACAAGCACTACACGTTTTTCTTTGATCTTGCTGGTGAACCTGGTACGTTCGCAGTCAAACTTCTCAGAAAATATGATGGTGTGATTGTCGAGTATTCAAATATTCGTGTTGGTGAAAATAATCTATTAACTTTTGACATTGATGTTATTTCAAATGTGAACAATTGTGATGTAAAGTCAAAGGCATTCAACCGATTTACTTCTAACATTATGCGTAATATAATTACTAACTCTATCGAAACAGCGAAAAGGGAAAAGAATGAAAACGGAAACACTGATCTTGTCGAATCTGATTCGGAACGAACAATTCATGAGGAAGTCGTTGCCGTTTCTGAAAAGCGAGTACCTGAGCGAAAGCCACGAAAGAAAACTGTTCGAAGAAATAAAGCAGTTCATTCTCAAGTACAACAGTCCGCCGCCGATAGCAGCACTGGAGATTAGTCTCAAGGAATCTACAAAACTTACTGAGACCGAAGTCACTAAATCGCTTGAGTTACTAAAGGAAGTTGCAGTTGACAAATCCGAACAAAAACTCGAATGGCTTCTTGACACGACCGAAAAGTTTTGTCAAGAAAAGGCTATCTACAATGCTATCATGGATTCCATTCAGATCCTGGACGGAAAAGATCAAAATCGCGGCAAAGGAAGCATTCCTACTTTGCTTTCTGATGCTTTGGGCGTTAGTTTCGATCCTAATATTGGTCACGACTTTTTGGATAATTACGCTGATCGGTACGATTTCTATCATCGCATCGAAAAAAGAATCCCGTTTGATCTTGAATACTTCAACAAGATCACTAAAGGAGGACTTCCGCAAAAGACCCTTAATATTGCTCTTGCAGGTACTGGCGTCGGTAAGTCTCTTTTCATGTGTCATGTGGCTGCTTCTTGCCTGACGCAAAATTATAATGTTCTATACATCACGCTAGAAATGGCTGAAGAGAAGATCGCTGAACGTATTGACGCGAATCTTCTAAACGTATCCCTTGATGATCTAATGAACATGCCGAAAGACATGTATGAAAAGCGCATGGGCAAACTGAAGGAGCGTGTAAAGGGTAAACTCATCATCAAAGAATATCCGACCGCTTCGGCAAATCCAGCACACTTCCGTGCATTGATCAATGAACTTGCGTTGAAAAAGAACTTCCGTCCAGATATTATTTTCATCGACTACCTAAATATTTGCGCATCCGCACGAATCAAGGCTGGCGCGAATGTCAATTCCTACACTTACATCAAAGCGATCGCCGAAGAACTGCGCGGACTTGCCGTTGAAAACAACGTGCCGATTGTCTCCGCAACTCAAACGACACGTTCGGGCTTTTCGAACTCAGATCCTGGTCTGGAAGATACTTCAGAGTCTTTTGGTTTGCCTGCTACTGCTGATTTTATGTTTGCATTGGTGAGCACAGAAGAACTGCAGCAGTTGAATCAGTTGCTCGTGAAGCAGTTGAAGAATCGTTACAATGATCCGAATTTGCATAAAAGGTTTACTATTGGAGTAGATCGCGGTAAAATGAAACTCTATGATCTTGAACAAAAAGCGCAAGATGCAGTCATGAAGGAAGCGGAATCAAAGCCTGTGTTCGATCGCGGTCGCAGCAGCACAGATAAATTCAAGAATCTCAAAGTGTAATGCAACTTCAGCGAATTGAGAAGAAGGTCTATGCTCTTGCCGAAGATTGGGTTGGTGAAAAGAGCGTACCTTCTATCATTCGTAGTTTGAATCGAACATTCAATCGAAACATTGTTACTTTTGGCTCTGATAGATTTGACTCTGAGTATTATAAGGATCATAATATTATTGTCAGCGGTCATTATTGCAATCGTATTTCAGACTTTATTCCTGAGCACATCTTCATCAAGTTGAGTTTCCCGAAAGACTCTAAGAAGGCAATTATAACTGAGAAGGGTGCGGTGAATCTGGCTGTGAAGATCATTCGAGCCATTCATCATGAGTATCGGCACAAGTATCAGCAAAAAGGTCGTCCATTGCTTTTGCAAAAAGAATACAAGCCGAAGCCGAAGCAGAACAAGTTGAAGGCTATGTACTATGGCAATCCCGACGAACTGGATGCTCATGCATACGAAACACAGGCTGAGAAACTGAATATAAATAAATTACGAAAAGCGCATAAGATCAGTTGGCGCGAGTGTGAGGCGATCTTTATGTATCGCCAAACTTTTCGTAAACAGGACCCTAAAATTTGGAATAAATTTTTGAAGAAGGTTTATAAAAATAATTTATGACGACATTTGTGACTGGCGGTTTGGGATTTATTGGTTCTAATTTTGTAATCTCTCACCTGAAAAAATATCCTAGCGATGAGATTGTCGTTCTTGACAATCAGTCATACGCTGCTAACGGATCAAATCTAAACGGATACTACGACGATTGGCGACTTACCGTCAAGAAAGTCGACATTCGCAATCTAGATTCACTGGATGGGATCTATCACACCTATGAACCAGACATTACGTTTCATTTTGCTGCTGAGTCTCACGTTGACAATTCTATTCGTGGTGACGATGATTTCCTCAGCACTAATATTAATGGCACTCACAACATTCTAAAGTGCATTCGCAAGTATGGCGGCAAGTTAGTCCATGTTTCGACTGATGAGGTCTATGGAAGTCTTGGTCCTAATGATCCTGAGTTTAGTGAAACAACTCCATATGATCCTCGCAATCCATACTCAGCAACCAAAGCAGCCAGCGACCATTTGGTTCGTGCTTATGTAAACACACATAAGATTGACGCGGTTGTGACTAATTGTTCGAATAACTACGGTCCTCGTCAGCACAACGAAAAGTTTATTCCAACGATTATTCGCCACATCAAAAACAATACACCAATCCCTGTTTATGGGCAGGGCATCAACGTTCGCGATTGGTTGTTTGTCGAAGATCACTGCGAGGCTTTGTTGACGATCGGTCAGAATTTCAAATCTGGCGAGCGATACAATATCGGTGGTGGAGTTGAATTGACAAACATTCAAATGATCAAATTGATTCTTGAGATTATGGGTAAGGATGTCAATCGTTATACTGATTGGTTAAATTTCGTGACAGACAGAAAGGGTCACGATATGCGTTATGCTATGAATGCTGAAAAGATTTACAATGAACTTGGATGGAAAGCGAAAACTAATATTATACATGGTCTTGAAAAGACAGTGGAGTGGTACTTATGAGAAAGGGAATTATATTGAGTGGTGGGTTGGGAACTCGTCTCTATCCATGCACGAAAGTTGTATCCAAGCAACTATTGCCAGTTTATGACAAGCCGCTGGTATATTATCCATTGTCGACGCTGATGCTTGCTGGCATTCGTGATATTATGATTATCACTTCACCTGCTGATAGAGCACCATTCGAGAATCTAATCGGTAATGGAAATCAGTGGGGTTTACAAATATCTTACGAAACTCAGTTACAACCTAATGGTATTGCTGAGTGTTTTCTAATTGCTGAAAAGTGGATTGGGAAGAGCGACGTTGCTTTGATTCTTGGCGATAACATTTTTTATGGAAATGATCTAATCAATCGTTTCAATTTCGCACAGAGTAATCCTGGCTGTACATTGTTTGCCTATCATGTACATGATCCAGAACGATTCGGGGTTTTGAAACTTGATGAGAATGGCGACCCCGTAGACATTATTGAAAAGCCAGAAGTTGCTCCAAGTAACTATGCCGTTACTGGATTGTATTTCTATGACAACAAGGTTGTTGAGTATGCAAAACAACTCAAGCCATCTGCTCGTGGTGAGTTGGAAATTACTGATCTGAATCGAATGTATCTAGAACAGAATCAGGTCAACGTTGAGTATCTAAACCGTGGTATTGCTTGGATTGATACAGGTACGTTTGAATCATTGGCTGAGGCGTCAACGTTCGTCGGTTCAGTCCAGCGTAGAACTGGAACGATGATTGCTTGCCCTGAAGAAATTGCATATCGTAATGAATGGATTTCTGCATGGGATCTTGAATATGCGGCGAATAAGTATAAGAAGTCGGATTATGGTAAGTATCTAAACAAAATTTTGACAATGAGGGTTTAATTATGATTATGCATTTTCTAGTAGTTGGTCGTGGTTGGACAGGTAAAAAGGTATTCGACAATTTGGTGGAGCGTGGATTTGTCGTAACAATGGCATCCCACAATTCTGCAATCAGTGCTTTACACAAAAACCGTTATGATTGGGTGGTAAATTGCGCTGGCGTAACTGGAACTCCAAACGTGGATGCTTGTGAATTGGATAAGCAGAATACAGTTTACGGGAACGCAATTTATCCAGGACTTTTGTATGCCGCTGCTGAGGAAAATGGCGTCAGAATGTCGCATTTTTCAAGCGGTTGTATCTATACAGGCGATATTCAAACCGTAGATGCCCCACCAAACTTCTTTGGCAGCACCTATTCAGTTGCAAAGGGCGTTTCAGACGTATACTTGGGCGATAAGGCTCAGGTCTATCGTATTCGTATGCCATTTACGGGTAAGGTTGAGCCAAAAAACTACCTATACAAGGTCTACAACTACGCCAAAAACGCAAAATTGATCGATGCAGGTCAAAATTCTTTGACAGATCTTGATGAAGCGGTCAATGTAGCCTGCGATTTGATGTTGGATGAGGCTCCAGATGGGTATTATAACCTAGTCAACAAGGGTTCTGTGAACATGCATGAACTCGCTGAGATTATGGGTATCCAGCCTCAGTGGTTTACGCCAGACGAATTCCGCGCTGCAACGGCGGCAGGTCGTTCTACTTGCACCATTCCAGCATATGACGCAATGTCAGATGTTCGTGATGCTCTTGTAAATGCTGTGAGTACAATGAAACCTAATCTATACTAAATAGATAATATTCTCCCACAGCGTGGAAGGGCAATGCAACGATTTCGACTATTCGTAGAATCATTTCTATCAGAAGCCAAAGAAGCAGTTGGCATTCAGCACATAGAGCACCCTTCCGATCTGACGTTTGATGGTCCGAAACCCGCGCAACATGCTCTGACTACACTCAGGGGTGTTGCGATGGGTCGTACCCCAGCCACTCGTAAAATTGACGACAGAATGTCATTTCAAATCAAAAGAGATGACACAGGCAAAGTCGGAGTAAAGTATAAAGGCGCTGGTTCAAGTTATAATTATTCTAATGATGACATTGAACGTCAGCATGGACACAAGCCTTATCTAGCAAGTCCATTAAAGACTATTCTTGCACACGCTCATAAAATTCTTCCTAATAGATCTGGAGAATGGCAGGGTGGGTTTATGTCCACACCTGAAACTCGTGAAGAAAAGGGTGGTCGTATTGGACACACACCTAATACAGTCTCATATTCAGTCCCTAAAGATTCTTCAGAAGGCAAAAAACTTGCTAAATCTAGAGTCAGTATAGCACTTCATACTGAACTCAAAGGACCAAAGCGTAAGGCGACGCCTGTTATTGATCAGTCAGAATTCCGTTCTCACCCAGATGTGCATTTGGTTGATCACTCAGTTTCAAAAGAACAACAAAAAATTCCTGCTGCAGCAAAAAAGAAAGTCCTAGAACATATTTCTGCTGCTCAGTCTCTAATGAAAAACCATGACTATGGTCATTTAGCAGGTCATGAAACACACTTAAGAACTTATATAAACTCAACTCTTGATACTGGCGAAAAGCCAAGCGTCGAAGGTTATAAGAAACACCTCGGCGGAAGATTACAAAAAGAAATCGACAAAGTAAAAACTGAGAAGGCTAAGAATCAAAAAGCAGCGCAGCGCGATGCTCACATGGCTCACATTGATAATAACAAAGAAGCCTTCAATCGCTCATTTGAAATTCATCACCACGTTCAGCAAGCAACTAACGCTCTTGCAGATGCTCTAAATAAAACTGCGCATGGCGGTGTCAAAACTGAAATCGCAGGAAAAGAATCAGGCGGCGAAGGGTTTGTTTCTAAGGGAATTAAACTTGTAAATCGCTTAGAATTTAGTAAAGCAAATCGTGCAAGAAGCGCACTATTAAGAGCAAAAATATGAGTAAAGCAACATTTACCTTTGGCAGGTTCAATCCTCCTACCGAACAGGGTCATGGTAAACTGGTAAAGGCAGTTCAGGATCACGCCGAATCAACTGGTGGAACTCATTATATTTTTCCTACTCGTACGCAAGATCCTAAGAAAAATCCAATGTCGCATGAGGAAAAAGTGGGCGCTATGCGCAAATTGTTTCCTGAGGCAAATGTTATTTCTCACGAAAAAGTTAGAACAGCAATTGATGCGATGAAACACCTAGAATCAAAAGGTCATACTCATGTGACAATGATTGTTGGTTCTGATCGCGTTGCTGAGTTTCAGGGATTGCTAACGAAATATCGTAAAAAAGAATTTCCTGGAATTAAAAAAGTGGAAGTTAAGTCAGCAGGACATCGCGATCCAGATGCCGAAGGCGCAGAAGGAATGTCAGCATCTAAACTTCGCGGTCTAGTTGCTGCTGGAAAGAAAGATGAGTTCGTCTCACACTACAGTGATAAAAAACTTGGCAAACAAATACACGACACAGTAAAAGCGGGAATGCAAATGGAATCAATCAATCCTATTGGAATCTTCTTACTTGGTGCACCTGGTAGCGGAAAAGACTATGTTTTGAATAACATCTTTTCACGCTTTGATCTCACAGAGGTACAGGCTGATCAAATTCTAAATCAATCAGCAAATGAATTGTATGAGAGCAAAACTAATCTCGTCATTAATGGCGCATTAGATGAATCGCGAATTGCTAAGATTCAAGACATGTTGCATGAGCACGGATACACCTACGATTTCGTTTACGTTTCTGTTACCAATAAAGTCTCACGTCTACGCAATGAACAACGCGAGAATCCTATTCAAGAAAACAAGCGTATTGATAAATTCCTAAAGACAGAAAAACTTGCTGCGTTTGTTGAGGCACATGTATTCAATAACTCAATCAATCTAAACGAATCTTCAGAAATGGAGAAAGTTTTCTTTGCTAGCGAAATTCAGAAACTCCTAGAAAGAGTTATCTCTCTAGGTTTAGAAATGAAAGAAATTGAAAAAAAAGATGAACCTAGACCAAAATCGCTAACTGAAATTAAAAAGGCTACTGGCGATCTAAAAAATGCATGCTGGAAGGGTTATACCGCAATCGGCATGAAAACTAAGAATGGGAAAAAAGTTCCTAATTGCGTTCCAGTAAAAGAGGAAGAAGAACTTCAAGAAGAACTACCAAAAAAACTTCGCAGACTACCTAGAAAGGGTAATAGAACAAAAGTATTGGCAGCAAGAGAAAACAATATTTCTGAAATGCAATTAGTAGGAACTGATGAGTATAAAAAACATGCTATTGCTATGACTCCTGGTCAAGAGCAAGAAATTGAAACTCCATTAGAAACAGATTGCGGATGCGGCGGCGATTGTCAGTGTAATGAAACTGCTGCTTATGCCAAAAAAGATTTTAGAAGTTTAAGAAAAGAAACTGTTGATGGAGTAGATGTCACTCCGACGCTAAAACCAAAAAAAACAAAATCTAAGCCACCTTCTCCAGACAGATTAAACATGACAGTGGATGGATTGCCAATCACTTCTGTTTTTACGAGAGAAGAAAAACTTAGAGAAGCCGTTGAGTACCATCTCGAGAATAAGATTTCGTTCACTGAAAACGTCTTCCGTCCAGGATCAGATATGTTCTTTGAGATGATAAACGAAGCCAAGCGTCTATATGCAGAAGGACAATATACTCCTGCTGATGAATGGGAAGCCGATATGCTCAATTCAGACATCGGTGAAACGGCAATCTACGAAGGTCGGGAAGTGATTCTTGACTATCCATTCGAAGAAGATATGGAACAAATTGATGAGGTGTTCAACACAGTTTATCCACACACATATCACGGGACTTTACGCCCAGAAGACCCTAAAAGCGAAAATGGACCTGAACACCTGTACACATTCCGAATCCCAGGAAAAGGAAATCTACAACATACTTATTCTGTCTCAATTAATCGCTTTCAAGGTAAAAAGGGCAGTTTATCGTTCGGGTATCACGGAAAAAAACCTGCAGATTTTGTCCCAGTAGGTAAACATGGAGACAGAAAATATTTTGAAGCAGGGGAACATGAAATTACTGGCGAAGGTGGTGGAAAGGCTTCTTCAATCATCTCAACAGTTAAGTCTATTGCACAAAAACACGCGAAAAAACACGGTTTAAAAACAATGGTATTTGCTGGCAGCAGCGATGAGCCATCGAGATCTAAACTCTACAATAGAATTGTAAATCGAATGGGCGGTAAAGAACACAGATCTGACGATGATGAGTTTGATCCGTATAGAGAGTATTCGGTTCCTATGAAAGAAGAATCCGACCCAACAGATGGTAAAGGTATCGGCAAGCCATGGCGCGAAGGCGGCGGCGGTGCGGTTTATGTCCGTACAGGCGATGGTGGCGTAAAGAAGGTTCGCTTCAGTCAATCTGGAATGGCTAAGAAATTTAATGATCA